GATATTAGAAATGATACAAGGACTGATACAGAAATTCATCAGGTAAGAATGGGGCTTGATTGGAATTTATAAATTAAAATAAGGAATAAAATATGGAATTAACTTTACTCTACATGGTCGTAGGATTTACTCTTGCGGCTTATTCAGTAGTGGCTAATGATAGTGTACAAACGTTAGGTACTTGGCTGGCATCTAATTCAGATCAACCAGGCAATACAGAACCATCATTTCATTGGCGAACACTTTGGTTATCAGCGTCGGCAGTATTATTGTTTACGCTGTGGTATGGTTGGTACATTAATGGAGGAGATATATCGTTCGGTCGACTAAACAAAATACCCTTCCAAGAAGTACAATGGTATCATGCTTGTGCTCCAGCAATACTTTTATTGTTAACACGAGTAGGTGTACCTGTATCAACTAGTTTCTTAGTTTTGTCAGCATTTGCTAGTACCTTTGTTTTAGAAAAGATGCTAGTAAAATCTATTATGGGTTATGCCTTAGCGGCCATTGTTGCTTATGCTGTATGGATGATCATTGAAAGAATCATTGATGAAAAAGCAAACAAGGTTCCTGAGAAACATAAACCTTTTTGGAGAGTTGGCCAATGGTGTACTACAGCATTTTTATGGTACACTTGGCTGTCGCACGATATGGCAAATATTGCAGTATTCCTTCCGCGGGCATTGTCCGTAGAATGGATGATGTTTATATCGTTTATCTTTGTAGCCTTTTTAGGATACACCTTTTATGAACGAGGTGGTAAAATACAAAAGGTTGTTTTAGAAAAGACAGGTACTAGATATGTTCGGTCAGCAACATTGATTGATTTAGTTTACGCATTTATATTGTTGTTCTTTAAACAGTACAACGATATTCCAATGAGTACTACTTGGGTCTTTGTTGGTTTGTTATGTGGACGAGAACTTGCTATTTCAACACTTATGCAAAACTATAAGTTTAAATATGTGTTTCCAATTATCGGACGAGACTTCCTAAAAATGATGTTAGGATTAATTGTATCGGTAGGAATTGTATTAGCAATACATTACGTAATCATACCAAACAACTTACATTAAATTATCGCTCATACATATGAGCATAATTTTCGATGAATGATGGTTGATGGGCTTCTTGTCCGTCAACCATTTTCTTTATGTGTAAAATATATTGTTTAATATTATGATCAGCAATAGAGTCAAACTTACCTTTAGCTATACCTCTAAATATTCCACGCCAAGTATCCTTTGTTCTTTGCCAACCTGTTAAGTTTCTTAAGTTTCCGTAATGATTAAAGTATTGACATTCGCCGTGATGTCTATAGCCCATTATATAAAATGGTACTCTAGGAACAATATCTGCATTGTTAACAAAACGATAATGTTTAAAAGGAAAGTTATTAATGTAACTTGCCCAACCTACTCTAGGTGATCCAAAAGTAAACAACTCTTGTGGATTAACAATTGTTGTTTCTCCTCTACAGCGACTTGCTAATATTGTACTCATTGCCGCTCCAAGTGAATGTCCTGTAAACCACACATCACGTTTAGCTTGTTCTCTAATGATATCTTCTTGTATCCTGTCCCATAGCTTATCAACTTCACCCTTAAAGCCACCATGTACTCTACCTATTGTCTCTGCAACAACAGGAAATGCTCTAGCATCTGCTTTAATATCATTATATTGTTTAGGTTGAGTTCCACGACAGGCAAAAACTATATCTCGCTTATTCATAAAGCGATATGCTTCTGCACCATCAATGTTATAAAATTCTACTGTAGTAAAGCCTAGCTTCTTGGCTAGTCGAGTGGCGTGATATTCTGTAAAATAAGCAACCCGGCTCAACTCTGCAAAGAGTAAAGCCCGGTTGTTAAAATCTAATTCAGTAATTTTATCTGTTAACTTATCACTAAACATTCATACTCACATATTGTTATTATTAATATGAGTATTTATTAGTTTGTGTTATTTTCTTTAGCGGCCTCTTGAAGTTCTTCTATTTGCTTTTCTAACTGATTAAGTCGCATATTCTGTTCTGCGTCATCAGGTAAAGCACCTAACTCACCTCTTGGCCATTTAACTCTGAACTCGCTATTTTGATCTACATGGACACCTTGCATTTCTAGATTATGTTCAAGAAATGAAATTCTGCCTGTAACGTTAAAGTAACCAGTTACAGCAAAGCCAACAGCTACGATAATTGCAATTAAATTACGTAACGGTATGGATATTACCGATTGATCGTTTATTTCGTGTCTTTGTTCCTTCGCCATATACATCCTCCCTAACGTATACTTAAAATTTTATCTTATCTAGTATAGTTCCTTCTATCTTTGACATTATTCTAACACCTGAATAACCACAAATAAATGCTATGGCAAGTGCTACTTCAGTCCCAAAGCCAAAATGAGCCATCAAAGCTGGAATAAAAAATTCAGCCGCAACCCATCCTACTAATACAGAGATTAACAAATCTCTTACTGGAGTCTTTCTGCGTACTATCGCATTACAGATTCCACCGGTACCAGCCGCGCCTATACAACACGCCTTAGCACCGAACATCGCTACTAATTCTGCTATCATGTGAGTCCTCCCTCAATATGACTTTTTGATCATATATTTAATGCTACTGAGGGAGGAATTAAAAGATTATTTAATTATGGACAGCCCTGAATCCAAACTACCAACTTATCTATCAAAGGTTTAAACTCAGGCCACCCTGGATGTCCATTGTCCGGAAATGCCTTGCTACGAATCTGCATATCCATGATCTGATTGACCTTGTCCAACAGTTTGCGTTTGGTCTTGGGCTTGTCTGTGTTACGTGGATATATATTAAAACTACCATATGACCCTAGAAGCTGACTAGCATAGTAGTCTAATTCGCACTCTAATAGTGATGCTCGCCAGTCCTTTATTGAGAAACTAGCACCCGTTACTACCGCATGACTATCATTTAAGGGACTCATACCTCCTATTGCCGCATACTGTGGATTACCTATTGATCTGCGAAACTCACGCACATCCTCCTGCTGACGTTTTGTGATATGGTCAACAGCAGTAACAAGACTCCAAGAGGGTTTATCTTTCGTGTCATAGTCCTTGTACCAATCACGCAAGGCTTCAGTCCAAAACTGTATTATATGTGTGGGCGGATGTTCACCCTTGATTATAGCAGTCTCAATGATCCTAAGTGCATAGTCGTTGCCAATACCTCCACGACAGAGGTTTACTACATCCTGACTGTGTAAGCCAAGGCGTTGTGCTAGTGTGTGTTGTAGACCTTCACTAGGCTTACAGCCCTGCATACTAAAGGTTCCCCATTCATCACCCCAGCTGTCACCTATTATCCATATACGAGTACTCATACACATATTTAACGAAATTAGTATGAGTCTAAATTATGGACAGCCCCATTCAGGGTGCCCTGTAACATCAGCTAAAGGATTAGCTTCTGGATACGTTACTTCACTATCACTATAACTTTTAATTTCTAAAATATTACAATGTGGATCTTTAATAAAGAACGTTTCTTGTTCAAGCATTTTGCCTTCAAACCGTATAAAAGGTTTAAGCAAATAGCCAATGTTATGTTCTTCTACACGTCTTTTAATCTCATTATAGGCACTACGACTTAAATGTACTCCGAAGTGAGGAACCATTACATCGTTCATAGTATCTACATGATGTGCTTCAAATTTAGGTTTTTTAGTTGGGTCACTTGAGTGAAGAGTTAATTCATTACCGAAGAAATTAATGTCAATCCAATTAGGAAGTTCTTTATCTGCTGATTCACAACCTAGCATATTAACATAGAAATTTACGGCTGAATCCATGTCTCCCACTTCAAGTGCTAAATGAAATGTCGAGCTCATGCCCTGTCTCCTAGAAAAGAACTTTTTACTAGGTTTCTATCTAGAAAAAGAACTTTTTACTAGGTTCTATCTAGGTATGAACAGTATTTATTAAAAATGGAGCGGATGGTCGGAATCGAACCGACAGCATTAGCTTGGAAGGCTAAGGTATTACCACTATACGACACCCGCATTATCTTATTATATAATCTTATGTTGGAAAAGTCAACCGTTCAAGTAGCACTTCTATTTACTTAAAACATCATAAATACAGTATAGGAAACGGAACCATGAGAAAACGCACACGATCTATACTAGAAGAACTTAATAGCATACATAGAACTGCTGATAATGATGCTTTAATACAGTCTACAGGGCATAATTTAATAGAAAGTTCTATTAATTTGCTTAATAGGATTACTGAAAGCTATTCTACAGATACAGCTTCTGAATTAGAAAGACGCTTTATTAATAGTATAAGAAGCGGTGACCCACGCAAATTTAAACGTGGGATTGATAGAATTATTGAAAGTAAAAGGCAATCTGATGATTCTTAACGAAGGTGGTAACATATTCAAAACTGCAACTGGTGAACCAGCGACAGTTCGAATCAATAAAGCTGATGTTAAGCCTACGCTTAAATGGTTAGAAAAGATCACCAAATTAGATCATACAAATCATATGCTAGGTAGTACTGGTGTTAAAGATACTAGTGGAGACTTAGATGTTGCAATTGATAAAGAAAAAGTTGACAAAAACGAATTAGTAAGTATACTACAAGCCTGGGTAGTTAAAAATTACCCAAAAGAAGATCCAAAGCATTGGATTAAAAAATCAGGAATATCAGTACACTTCAAAACACCAATCAATGGTGATCCAAAGAATGGCTATGTCCAAACTGATTTAATGTTTGGCGATCAAAAATTTATGAAATTTGCTTTAGGAGGAATGGATGCAAAGAGTAATTTCAAAGGTCAACATCGTATGATAATGATTGCCTCTCTTGCTAAAGCTCAAGGTTACAAGTGGTCTCCTCAAAATGGATTAGTAGACAGATTAACTAACGAGCCTACAAAAAAAGCTAAAGACCCAGAATTCATTGCTAAAACTTTAATGGGACCAACAGCGACAGCAAAAGATCTACAAAGTGTAGAATCAATTAATAACAAAATTAAATCAGATCCTAACTACGAGGCTTTAGTAAAAGATGCTAAAGACTGGTTTGAGAAGGATGGACTAGAGCTACCATAATGAGATTTTTTGAATTTAAACAAATTGTAAATGAAGTAGAAGCACGTATCCAACACGCAGAAGATGTTGTCTTCTGGGAAGGATCAGCTGGTGCAAAAAGAGCCTTAAAGGCATTATCTAATATGGCTAAAGGTGAAACTAAAGATGTTACAATTAAATGGGACGGCTCACCAGCAGTAATATTTGGACGTGATGATAAAGGTAAATTTATTTTTACAGATAAGTCAGGCTTTGGAGCAAAAGGTTACGATGGTAGATCACAAAGCGGAGATGACTTAGAAAATATGTTGTTAGGCAGAGGCAAGGGTGGAGAAAAATCAGATAGTTATAAAGCATTTGCGGCCAACATGAAAGACGTGTTTGACGAATACGAAAAAGCAGTCCCTAAAAAACATAGAGGATTTTTTAAAGGAGACTTATTATATTTTAATAAGCCACAAATAGTTGACGGTGCATATACTTTTAAACCCAATACTGTACAATACAAAGTTCAAACAGACAGCGACTTAGGTAAAAGAGTAGGTAAAAGTAAAACAGGAATTGTTATTCACAGAGTTGTTGATGCTAATGGTACAGAAGGACCTTTAACAGATTCAGATATATTTGAAGGAAACGAAGTATTAGTATTACCGCCAGTAACTACACAAGCACCTCCACAAATAGATACAACTGGAATTAAAAACTTAGATTCTATTATTAGTAAGAATGGAACGGCAATTGATGCTCTATTAAATCAAGAAACATTACGTAACATGAAAGTTAGTGACTTTCCTCAAATACTATACACTTATACAAATAGATGTGTAGATGATAAATGTTTAGATAATTTAGGAAAAGATTTTGTACAATGGTTAAGTGGAAGTAAAGTTAGTAGAATTAAACAAGGTAAAATTATTGAATACCTTAAAGCAAATATGCAAGGCGTAAACGCATTATGGCAAACTGTTTCAGGCATTATGAAAGTGAAAGACGACATTGTACAACAACTAGATCAACAACCTGCTGATGTAAAAGCAACAATAGGTAACACACCAGGTGGTGAAGGTTATGTATTAGCCCACCCAGGTGGTGATTTAAAATTAGTTAACCGCAGTAATTTTAGTGCGGCTAACAGAGCAATCAAAAGGGAGACTATTATGAGAGCAAGTGAATTCGACAAAGATGATGATTTCGAATTAATGAAAAAAGATAAAATAGACCCTGCTGACATTGATGATGCTGGTATCAGTCCTGGATTTAAAAATGACACTATATTTGACCAACTAGGTAAAATATTAGATTCAGCTGGCAATCCAAATCCAAGAGATACTATAGTAACAGACGATAACAAAAAGTTTAAAGTTTCAGTACCACAAGCTAAAACATTAAGAATGATGCTTACTACTGATAAAGTTAAACCAGCTGTACGTTTTGAGTTTACTAAAGCTATTCAAAGTTCAGAAGGACTAGCACCATTTCTAAAGGTAAAAGATCCTAAAGAAATGATAAACATCTTTGCTGACAAATATATGAAGTAGAAAACGTTATGGACCTAAACTTTTTAGAAGAGATCTATGAAGCGAGGATGACTCGTAATTCAACAGACCAACGTCAGTTAACATATACTGATTGTAGTGAGCGTCTATATCTGTCTCTATTAATTCTAGAAGTTTTAAGGAAGTATCCTTCATTTACACCAATAGCAAATGGTTATGCACGAAATACAGTAACCAATAATAACTACAAGCATTTTCGTATACACGCAACAGATTTATATAACTTAATATATTTTGTTAATGGTGACGAAGATGCAATGAATAAATTAAAAGACCCTGCATCAGCAGTGGCAATGCGTAAACGTACAAAACTTCCTATAATGCGACTTAATGGATATCTACATCAAGTAGCAAGTGGCTTTTCAGGAAGTAACTCCGAACTGTTTATTAATATAGAAAATGCTTTACGTATTAATAATTCTGAATACAAAGCAATTAGACGCCAAGTAGCTAATTTTAAGAGTCTTGGAATGTTAGATAAAAAGAAAGTTGTAACAAAACTTCTATTAGCTACAAGAGCCAAACTAAGAAATAGTGATTTAATTCCTCACTTAGAAGAATTAGCCGCACAGAGAGATTTAGAAACAGGACAGGTTGCTGACAATGAACCAACTATTAGTACGCCTGATGCACTTCCAACAACTAATAAAGACTTAATGTTTTATAGATACATTGTTGGTCCTCGTAATTTAGTTGGTACTAAAAAGTTTTTAGATATGGCTAAACAAGGTAAAAGTGTACCTTCCCCATTCGTTCAAGCCTACTTACCAGCTATTCAAATGTTAGATGATATAGTAAAAGCTGGCCCAGGATACATCACAATGCTCAGAGCACTCCAAAAACGAGCAAAAATGAACACAAAGTAAGCCAAAAACTCCAAAAAGACTAAATATATATAACTGACATACAAGAGAAACGTATGTTAAGTCATTAGAGAAAACAGGAGAAATAAAATGGCTGGAGTAGCAAGAGTAACAGGAATAGGTCACGCACATCAGACCTTATATTCAACAGCAAACTTAGGTTTTTACGTAATCGACGCAGGCGGATCATTAGCAGGCGAAGGTGGAATCGGCAAAGCCTTAGAAGCAATTGCACAAGCAATTAACCCATTAGCTTTCAATTCTGAAGGTACAGCTGGATTAGTTAACGTAGTAGTTGACGATTCACAGTGGGACGCGGCGGCTTTACAAGCGGCAGTACGTCACCTAGGAACTACAGTAGGTTCTGGAGACTATGACGCAAGTGCGGCAACGGCAACTGCTGGTGGACAATTTATAGTATCTGCGTAATTTAATTACACTTTACTATTAAACACTATAGAAAAGGGCTCAGTTTATACTGGGCCCTTTTTTTGTGGCCGATAAGTATAACTAATCATGCAATCACTAGAAATTAAAACATTAGTAGATATTACACAAACTGGCCAAACCAAATTTAAAAGCCAAGATAGACTATTAATTAACCAACAGGCAAATTGGAATACTTTCCTTCAAGTTTTAAGTATGCGTATAAATCCTATATTTGATGGTAGTCCAGTTAAAGTTACCCGTGCATTAGAGCCTGAAGAATTTGGTTCTGATTATAAAGAAAAAGAATACAATGTTTGGGAATTTAAATTCCAAAGTGAACGTGATGAAGCATTAACACCCGAAATGTTACGTGAGGACTTCGATTTAATACCAGTTATTAAAGGACTAGAAGAATCTATAATAAATAATAGTGATGCGTTCCGAACTACTGGGATGGCACAAAATATTGTGTTTATGTATGCAGATAATAAAGAAAGTCTCGAGACATAAATATAATTGTGAAAGAGTTAAGTTAGATTGCTAGTTCACCAGGCACTTAAAAACATATAGCAGGCGATTACATATTAGGCCCCTTCCACGATAATTAACGGAATGGAGAGATATAATGGCGAAAAGTGCCATAGTAAAAAGTGACGTAGAAAAAGATAACCTAGAAGCTCATGTGGCTCTTTGCCACCAACGCTATGAGAATCTAGAACGCAGATTAACTACAATTGAAGACAAAGTCGAACATATCCATACCGATATAATCCACGGCAATAAATCAATGATGAAAGTAATAGTAGGAGCCACAGGTACTATTATAGCTGGCTTACTTTCCACCCTTGTTGTATTGCTCATGAATTTTAACTAATCCCCCTTACATTAACATAAATACACGTATGCTGTTACGTGAACTCTATAATCATCTAGACGAGAAACAAATCTGGGGTAGATCCGGACAAAAAGTAGTACGGAAGTTCCGATGTACTGTAGGTCGTCGCAAAGGACGTATTGTTAAAAAAATTGCACAATGCTTTGCCTCGCCTAATATAAAAGCTAGAGTTACAATGAAGCGTACTAGAGGCAGGGTTGGCGCTAAGATGATGCGTAAACGTCAAAAAACAATGCGTACAAACCCAGCATCAAAACGAGTACAAGCATTAAACAAAGCTAGTGCTAAGAAGTCAACAGCTAAAAAGGCAGTAGCAAGAAGTTTTAGAAACTTTAAACCAGGTAGATCTTTACCAAAACCTCTTAAAACTTATAAACCAAAGAAGGCTAAAAAGTAATGAAGGTAGCTGAAATAACAGAAGGAATTCTTACTGAAGGTGTACAGCAAATTTGGGGTAGATCTAAAGGTAAAGTTGTTAAGAAATACAGATGCACTACTGGAACTAGAAAAGGACGTATTGTTGCATCACCTACAACTTGTAATGCTCCTAAAAAAATAAGTAGTATGATTACAATGAAGAAAGCTAGAAGGTTACGTAACCCAGTACTTCAAGTAAAAGCTAGTAGGCGTAAAAGAGCAGGTGTGGCTTCACAACGTATTGCATCATTAAATAAACCATTAGGACAAAAAAGATATGGCAAAGCTCAATCTCGACGTAAATCTTTAGGTAAAGCAAGTAGAATTAAACCTAGACATACACAGGTATCACGTAAACAATCTGCACCACAAAGAGGATTAAAAAAGAGAGCAAAGTCAACAAGAAAGAAAATTTAGAGTAAATACTATTATGAGAGCTTACGAATTTACAAAACCTATAGAAGAAGCAAAAGTCGTAGAGATTGTTCCTACTAATGAAGCTACTCCAAATCTCGGAGCAGTTGCTGGTAGGGTCGGTCAAGCTATGGGAGATTTAGCGTCAAAAGGTGCAGGAGCGGCGGCGGCTATGGGACAAACATTAAACAAAGCTAAACAAGTAGGTTCCAAAGTGGCCAAATCGGCGAAAGCGGCAATCAAAAAAGGACAAGACAAAGTAGCCTCAGCAATCCTTAAAAAAGGATCACAATTAGCAATTCCAACAGACGGTGGAAAAGAAGAAGAATTCGATATCGTAGATATTAACGGAGACGAAGTTACATTAAAGAACCCAGTACCCAAAAAGGGTGAACCACAAGGTTTCGTTTATAAAAAAGATGAACTAGATGCTATAGTAAAAGCTAAAGCAGATAAAGTTGCAGGAAGCGATCCTGCAGGCGGTGGTAATCCAGCAGGACAGGTAGTATAATGAAAATTAACGATCTCGTAGGAGAATTTACAATAGCAATGAGTAATGAAGAATCAGAAGTTCTTAAAAAACTCGATAATCCATTACCATTACATTCTTTTCCCGAACGTGAGCAATTCGTTATTGAAGGACTTATCCGTAAAGCACTGGTAAGTAAAGTACGCAATAACAATATGACGTTGGTAGTTGCTAATGAAGACTTCTAAACTAGCACAAGATTTAGATACTATTATGGAAGCAGGACTTCAAGAAGTCTTTATTCCCTATGCTAAAGGTAATAGCATACGTATTAAGAATACTGTAATTAGACGTTCCAAGCAAGGATTTTTAATATTTGACGTTAAAAACAGTAAACGTATAGCAGAAACATTTAGTAAGCGTGGAGCAATAGCTTATGCTCGTTGTATATCCAAAAATAAGGAAGATGAGCTTAATACTGTACTACATTTGGATCAAAAGCTAGGAAAGTACTATATGGATAGCTTATATGCTAAAAATACCATTGAAAAGACGTCAGATAGGTTTAGACAAGAGTCTGCTTTAACACTTTTTGATATAGCGAAGGACAAAACATACGAATATACGTGTCAACTTGACGACTATATCTTTGACGATTGATGATAAATAACTATAACACTTAGGATAGGAATATAAGATATGAAAATACATGAACTATCAAAACCATTAACAGCAAATGCGTTGAATGAAAGTCTTGGCAAAAATTTCGGGCAAAAGCTTCGACTAGAATCTTTTACTCTAGCACAACTGGAAGACGCACGAAACAGACTAAGAACTCAGTTAGCAGATGTTGAAACTAATGAGAGCTTTGAAACTGTTCATAGTAGCGATGCTTACCAAAGAGGTAAATTATTCCTTGACACAATCAACAAAGAAATTGCTGAGCGTGATGAATGGGTCGTAGAAGCTGATAAAGACCCACAAACAGATTTTACTAAATGGCTTAAAGGTACTCACGATAAGTCCGTAAGAGAACTTAAAGGAAATGAGTACGTTAAAATGTCAAAAGAATTTCAGGCAAGCAAAAGCAAAAAAGATGAAGCTGTAGTTAAAGAAGGCGCAGAAGAATCAGCTCAACTAGTAATGGCCGCAAAGGACATGGTTGACAGAATTACTGGCTGGATGGAAGATACAGCTGAAATGCAAACAGAGTCAATGCTAGAACTAGGCGATGCAATCCGCGACGAATTAGGCAGTGAAATGAGTGAACAATTCATTGGTACTGTAAAGCCAGCATTAGAACAATTATATACGACTTTTGAAGGAACACGTGAAGCACTAACAGGTGGCGTAGCCATTATAACAGGCGAAGGTGGGCCAGAACCAATGCCAGGTGAAGAAGGCGGTGAGGTTCCTGCAGAGGACCCAGCGATGGAACCTGTCGACGATGGAACTGGTGAAGCAGGTGCTGAAGAACCAGTTGCTGATGAATTTGGCGCAAGTGAACCTGCTACAGGCGGTGAAGAAGTTGCAGACAGGGAAAAAAGAGAAAGCGTAGAAAGATCACGAAGATTAGGAAACATCCTAAGTAGCGAAGAGGCTACTTCAAAAAAAAAGTCTTAGAAGGCCAAACTCTTAAAACAGAATTAATCTCAATTTTTCGTAACATGATAGGCGGTGCTGATAATAAAAAACAGCCTGCCTATCTTTCTTTTCAAGCAATTAATAAAATAATGCTCAATACAGGGCATCCACAATTTGATTACAATGGATTCAAAGCAGTTTATGATGCTAATCCAGACTTCCAAATGTATATTAAAAACTTTGACGATAAAGGTGTTACTCTAAATACTAAAGTTGAAGCACCTTCAGATGCTCAAATTCCTCAAGATGCTGGCGGCGATACAGTAGACCAAATGGCAAAACGTGCCACTGCTAACGCTCAGTAATTACTTGACATAATCAAAAAACTGTTATATACTATATGCTATGAGTGAGTATAAATTCCTTCCCACTTTGATGTGGAAATATAATTATGAGGAAGGATTTGATTTAAAACCATTTAAAGATTGTTTGGATCGAACTGGAATCAGAGGACACTATGAATCCGACGGTGGCTTAACTACTGCTGGCATGGGAGAAAATCCTCACGAATGGCCTAGCCTAGTTCCATTTTTAACTTGGCTACAACCAAAAATAGAGTTAACATTAAATGAATGGTGTATTAATTGGAATCAATATCATATTACTAAAAGTTGGGTCAATAGTCATGTCAAAGGCGGCCATACAAGGACTCATGATCATGGTAATACTCATATAGTTGTTTCGTGTTATATTAAACAACCCGAAAACAGTGGCCATGTAGAATTTGAAAATATCTTACGACATCATTGGGTACCTTATATGCGTAAAGACGAATCTAAAAATATGCACGACTATTATAGTGTAGTACCAATTAAACAAAATGATATAATTATATTTCCAGGATTTTTATCACATCACTCACAAGTTAGTAATAGCGACGAAGAAAGGTTAGTTTATACTATAAACTATTTTGTAAATTAATATGTATGAAGTAAAAATAATACCAAATTTAGTTTTCAAATATAATTACGAACCTGGCTTCGATATTAAAAAATTTAACGAGCATCTCGACGAATGGGGTGTAAGTAGTAAAACAGTTTCTGAACGTGATGGTGGAATAACTACAGCTGGAAATAATGATAACCCACACTTCTGGCCATCACTAACACCATTTATGGATTGGCTTAAACCTAAAATAGAAATTGCTCTTAACGAATGGGACGTTGCATACGACTCATGGTTTATGTCTAAGAGTTGGGTCAACCGACATACTAAAAACAGTTGGACAGATGCCCATGAACATGGTTCAGGATCAGTAGTAGTTTCTTGTTATGTTAAGCAACCCTCTAACGGTGGTAATATTATGTTTGAAACATTATTACGTGAACGTTGGGTAGCTTATTCAAGAGAAGATAAACATAGTAATATTCATGATTATTGGAGAGAAGTAGCAGTAAATACAAATGACGTTCTTTTATTTCCAGGATGGATAACACATAAAACACAAGCTAACCAAACAGATGAAGATCGCATTGTGTTTACAATTAATATAGGGGCTATCTTACAAGATGCAACATGGAAAGCTAGTGATCTTCATATAGAAAAAAAGGTAGAACACAATGGACTTAGATAAAACAGTAGACTCAGAGGATAATACAGTTGATGCTGAAAAGACTGCGGCAGAAATTGAAGTAGCTATCGCAACTATCATTGAAGAAAAATTGCAACCTAGTGTTGCTATGCATGGTGGTGAGATTAGTTTAAAAGAATGGGACCATAAAAATGGTATTGCAACTATTTTTATGTCAGGTGCTTGTTCTGGATGTGCTATGTCAACACAAACATTAAAGATGGGTGTTGAAAATACACTTAAACATTACATACCAGAAGTAAAGTCAGTACGTGGTGAAGAAGATATGAACTCAGGGGTTGATCCTTATATGTCTTACCAGGCATATAACCCATTCAGAAACGAGGAATAACTTTAATGGAAGGTAGTTGGCAGTTTACATCTGCACTTAACTTATGGATAGCTGAGACTTACTATCCTAAATGGAAGGATCTTGAAGAACTGTTTGAAGACAAAGGTCCTGATCAAAGTGCTGAAAAAACTACTTTCAATGGATGGCAATTTGATACAACTGAAAAAATAAAAAAATATAAATTAGACGAATGGTTCCAAGATATATGTCGTAAACGTAAAATTCCTATTAAAAATATAAAAGTAAACCAATCCTGGTGTATATTATACGAAGATGGTGGCTACCAACATTTACATTGTCATGGTCCAACATTAATTAGTATGGTAATACATTTAGACTCACAACCAGAGCTAGAAGGTATGTTATATACAATAATACCTAAAGAAAATAATGAAATGATTATTAATAACTATTTGCCGACCCCAGGGCAAACTATTATACTCGACGGCAGAGTATTTCACGGAGTATATCCTTGTAAAGCAGGCCGAAGAACTGTAGTTGTTGACTTTGATTTCGATTACTTACAGCCCAGTGAAACACACGATCAAGCAATATGGGGTTCACCCACTATTAATATGGAATAACCCGGATGAAAAAATATGACAGCGTCAATTAAAAATCATGTAGAATGGGACGAGTTTCTTAAAACAAGTAAAGCTGAAGACTTTACAGGTGACAATTATTATGGTACTAATACTAATCAATTTATTATAGAAACTGTATATCCTTTTTGGGAGGAAATAAGTCATAGTGCATTTACAGAGTATGAAGAAAAAACTGACTATCCTGATCGTGTACAATACAGTATTAATCCAAAGCAAATACCTGTAAAAATAACAAGTTGGTTTACTAAAAAAATAAAAGAACATTTAAAACATATTGATAACGTATATCCTTTTGAGTCGTGGGCAATTGACTATAAAGATGGAGGATATCAAGCAGTACATAATCATACTAAACAGCCTAGTTTAATTAGTATGATAATGTTTTTTGATACAATAACAGATGCACAAAAAGTACAGCCAACGGATGGTTGTACATATACATTGATGCCTCATACTGATGGTGAGCAGATGTGTTCTCATTTTAATCCTTTTCCTGGAAAAGTTGTTATTTTTGATGGGAAAGTATATCACGGAACATATCCTTGTAAAGCACCGAGAAGGTGTTTTGTAGTTAACTTTAAGTATGAATATGTTACTATGGAGCCTAGAAAGTGATTACACAACGATTTGATTATACAACCCTTGACAAACAATCAATAGACGGAAAACGTTTATATGCTTGTCCTGACGGTAACCATGTTGCTAGTGTTACAACTATATTAAGCAAAACAAAAGACCAAACTGCTCTTAATGAATGGCGTAAAAGAGTAGGTGAACAAAAAGCAAACGAAATTACAACTGAAGCCGCAAGTGTTGGTACACGTATGCACAAATTTCTAGAAGATTATATAGATACTGGTGATTGGCCTGAAGCAGGCTCGAATCCTTATAGTCAACAAGCAAATGAGATGGCAAAAGTAATAAAAGAAGAAGCATTAACGTTTGTAAGTGAAATATGGGGTAGTGAAGTATCATTATACCATCCTAAGATATATGCAGGCACTACAGACCTCTTAGGCGTCTTTAAAGGGTCGAATTGTATCATGGACTTTAAGCAAACAAATAAGCCTAAAAAAGACGAATGGGTTGATGACTATAAAATGCAATTAGTAGCCTACGCCCTAGCACATAACGAATTATATGGTACTAAAATACAAGAAGGACACGTTTTTATGTGTTCTAGAGACCTTACATATCAACAATTTGATGTTTATCCTGATACATTTAAAGAATGGGAGTCTAAATGGTGGGATAGAGTCTACCAGTACTATGACCGTTTCGCATAAATACTAAAAACAAGGAGTTGAAACGTGGCAATAGTACAGATTAGCCGAATACAAATTAGACGTGGACAAAAACTTACTGGTTCTGGTGTACCACAACTAGCAGGTGGCGAATTGGGCTGGGCAGTTGATACTCGAGAGCTTTATATAGGTAATGGCTCTGTATCAGAAGGTTCTCCAGCAGTAGGTAATTCAAAAATTCTAACAGAACACGATAATTTATTCTCATTTGCCGATCAATATCAGTACCTAAAAGGCGAGTCAACAATGCTAACAGGTACTACACCTACAACACCTGTAACAAGAACATTACAAGATAGATTAGACGAAAGAGTTAATGTTAAGAGCTTTGATGTTAAAGGTGATGGAATAGATTGTACTACAAAATTTCAACAAGCTATCGATCAATTATATATTAATACAGCAACTAAAGGAAGTACAACTAGCAGAGTAGTTCTTTATATAGATGCTGGTAGTTATACAATTTCTTCAAGTCTTAAAATTCCACCACACGCAAGTATTATTGGATCTGGAGCAGATAAAGTTATTATAACACAAACTGGAAATGATCCTATTTTTGAAACTGTTAATAGTGGAAGTACTCCAGGTTCGCCAGCACAAGATTCTACGAGTACAACATTAAATCAAGCAAGACATATTCATATTAAAGGAATGACGTTAAAACATAGTTCAACTAACGTAGGCTTAAAATTACAAAGTTGTCGAGAAAGTATTTTTGAAGACTTAATTATAGAAGGTGGTTGGACAAGTGGTTCGGCTCTTCTTGCTGATCAAATTGGTATTAGAATGAATTCTTTAAGTACGGCTGTTAATACAGTTAGGAATACTTTTAGAAATGTACAAGTAAAAGGATTTGCAAGAGCTATCGAATCTAAATATGATATAGAAAATAACTTATGGGACAAATGTGTATTTGAAACATTAGGTTATGGGTTTGTATTTGGTGACGGTACAGTTATTAACAATGCAGGGATGTTAACTGGTCCTATTCATAACGTTATTCAAAATAGTAAATTTCAAGATATTGATAGAAATGCTATTTGGATACACACAGGTAATTTTAATACTAGTGATAATAATGTTTATGTAGATGTAGGAAACAATGGTGGTGTAGAAGCTAATGCGGCTCATCCAGTTATTAAATTTTCAGTTGGTACAGCATTAAGTAATGTATCAGCAGGCGACTACTTTAGTAGAACACAACAATTATCATACGATCAATCATTAATGACAAGTTATCCATACATTCCAGAAATTGAAGGTGAATCTGTATACGATATGGAATTTTCTTATAGAATTAATGTTGTTCAATACACATCATTCGTTAGGGTTCTTAGAGCTCCGGGTGACAGTGATCGAACAGTATATGTTGATTATATATACAGATCAACGTCTGTAGATGCAGTAAGACAAGGAACACTAGAAATTCTAGTTAATAGATCATTAGGTACAGCTACTTTAACTGATGACCATTCCTATTTAGGTAGCTCACTTTATGAACCAAATATCACATTTAGAGCATCAGTAACTGATGAAAATGGCGACACAATAGTTGACACAATAGTCATTGAGATGTTAAACTTAACTAGTGCTGATACAGGTACAATATTATTTAAAGTGAAATATAAATCATAGTGCTTTTAGATGATTATACAGTAAAATTAAGCCAGTGGCAATGGTTACGCAACAGGCTTGAAACTAGTATTAACCCTTACCAGGAAGTAATAAACTACTATAACGCACAAAAAAAGTGCAAATTGAGTACCGATCCGTGGAATAAAGCTATTTGGCCTAACCCATGGGAACTTTTAGATTTCAATTTGTACTGTGATTTCACTTTAACACTTGGTACGTGTTACACTCTACAGTTAACCGATAGGTTTAAGGATTGTAAATTTGAGATACATATCAGTATAGACAAAGTAAATGAAGAATTATTATACCCTTTATACGTCGACGATAAAATTTTGTGTTATAATTATAATGAAGTTATTCAAAAAAACGAATTACCCACAACGATTATATCACAACGAATTTACAAGATGCCTCGGTTACAATAAATACAATATCATTTACTAATAAGAACAGTAACATAGTAGGAGATTTCAATGTCAAACGGCGTAGGAATACACATTAGAAAAAGAGACGGCAGACTAGTACCCTTAAATATAGATAAAATTCATTTTGTAGTAGAAGAAGCAGTAGATGGACTCGCGAATGTAAGTGCTTCACAGATAGAAATGAACGCTAACATTCAATTTTATGACGGAATGAGTACACAAGAAATTCAAGAAATTTTGATCAAGTCTGCAAACGATTTAATTTCTTTAGACATTCCTAATTACCAATACGCCGCGGCAAGATTACTTTTATATCCAATTTATAAAGAAGCATTTGGTCATTTCAAACCAATTACATTACAGGAAATGATTGATAAAAATATTAAACGTGGAGTGTATGATCCTGCAATCCTAGAAAAATATTCTGTTGAAGAAATTAAAACATTGGACAAGTACATTAAACATCAACGAGATGAAAATTTTACTTACGCAGGACTAAGACAAATTGTAGACAAGTACCTTTGCCAAGATAGAAGTAGCGGAGAAATTTTTGAATCGCCACAATTTATGTATATGATGATTGCGGCAACATTGTTTGCAAACTATCCAGAGAAGAATCGTTTAAATTATGTAAGGAGATATTATGATGCGACCTCACTTTTTAAAATCAATATCCCAACGCCAGTCATGGCTGGGGTCCGTACCCCTGTTCGACAATTTGCTTCGTGCGTTCTTGTTGATAGTGATGACACCCTTGATAGTATTTTTGCTAGTGATATGTCAATTGGTAGATATACTGCCCAAAGGGCCGGCATCGGAATCAACGCAGGTAGAATAAGAGCTATCAATTCTAAAATTAGAGGAGGAGAAGTTGCACACACAGGCATAATTCCTTTTCTAAAAAAGTTCGAGTCAACTGTAAGGTGTTGTACTCAGAATGGTGTACGTGGTGGAAGTGCTACAACCCATTTCCCTATTTGGCACTTAGAGATTGAAGATATTTTAGTCCTAAAAAATAATAAAGGAACTGAAGATAATAGAGTTCGTAAATTAGATTATTCAATTCAAATTAATAAACTAATGTACGAACGATTATTAAAGAACGAAGATATTACTCTTTTCTCACCTCACGACGTGCCAGATTTATATGAAGCATTTTTTACTGACCAAGAATTATTCCAAGAACTTTACGAAAAATATGAACGAAAGACTTCTATTAGAAAAAATAAAATTCCTGCAATGACTCTTTTTTCATCTCTAATTAAAGAACGAGCAGAAACGGGTCGCATTTATATTATGAACGTTGATCATTGTAATACACATAGTTCTTTTAAAGATACTGTTTATATGAGCAACTTATGTCAAGAAATTACATTACCTACAAAACCATTACAACATATTGATGATCCTAATGGAGAAATAGCATTATGTATTCTTTCTGCAATTAATGTAGGTAAAATTAATCAACTAGAAGAATTAGAAGGGTTATGTGATTTAGCTGTTAGGTCTTTAGATGAAATTATTGATTACCAAAGATATCCTGTAAAGGCGGCTGAAATAAGTACAAAAGCACGTAGATCTTTAGGTGTTGGCTATATTGGCCTAGCACATTATCTAGCAAAGAATCAAGTAAAATATACTGATAAAAAAGCATTAACAAAAGTACATGAATTAACTGAAGCATTTCAATATTATCTTTTAACTTCATCAAATAATCTTGCAATCGAAAAAGGTAAGTGTGAATACTTCGAGCGTACTAAATATTCTGAAGGGTTACTGCCCATCGATACTTATAAGAAGGACCTAGATGAAGTATGCAGTATTACATTAAAATATGACTGGGATGATCTTCGTAGAAGCATTAAGGATCATGGCCTACGCCACTCCACATTGTCCGCACAGATGCCATCGGAGAGCAGTTCGATTGTGTCAAATGCCACAAACGGAATTGAACCACCTAGAGGATACTTGTCCATTAAGAAGTCCAAAAAAGGGCCTCTTAAGCAGATTGTTCCACAGTATCAAGCATTAAGAAATTATTATACGTTACTATGGGATATGCCTAGTAATGAAGGATATATTAATATTGTTGCAGTAATGCAAAAGTTTTTTGATCAAGCAATTAGTGGTAACTGGAGTTATAATCCAACCCATTATGAAAACAATGAAGTACCAATGAGTGTAATGATACAAGATATGTTAATGACTTATAAATTAGGATGGAAGACATCATATTATCAAAACACTTATGACCTTAAAATTGATGATACAGAATCAATACAAGAAGTTCGTTCCGAAAGCACACCTAACTCATACGAACCTGAAATAGAAAAAACAACTGATAAATTAGAAGAAGAAGATTGTGAAAGTTGCGTTATATAACGTAGGATTATAAATTAACAATGGTAAAGACAGTATTTAATAGAGACAAAGTTGATTTCACTAAACAATATATGTTTTTTGGAAAAGACCAGAACACACAAAGATATGATGTATTTAGATTTCCAGAGTTTGATAAGCTCAATCAAACAATGCTTGGATACTTTTGGCGACCTGAAGAAGTAAGTTTACAAAAAGATCGTTCAGACTATGCAAACTTTAGACCAGAACAAAAACATATCTTTACAGCTAATTTAAAATATCAAACACTATTGGATAGCGTACAAGGTCGAGGACCAGCGTTAGCTTTCTTACCTTATGTATCTTTACCAGAACTTGAAGGGTGCATTGTTACTTGGGACTTTTTTGAAACAATCCATTCTCGTTCTTATACACACATTATGAAAAATGTTTATGCAGATCCGTCAGAAGTGTTAGATAAAATCTTAGATGATAAAGAGATTTTAAAACGAGCTGTAACAGTTACTAAACATTATGATAACTTTACTAGTGTAGCTAATAAGTATTACCATAATAAAAAAGGTACAATGCGTGAAGTTAAAAAGAAATTATTTCTAGCAATGATGAATGTTAATATTTTAGAAGGCTTACGTTTTTATGTATCATTTGCTTGTACATTTGCATTTGGTGAATTAAAAATGATGGAAGGCTCTGCTAAAATTATTTCTTTAATTGCTAGAGATGAAGCAACACATTTAAATCTTACAAATCATATTCTTAAAAATTGGATGAAGGGTGAAGACGATCCTGAAATGAAAAAAATTGTTAAAGAATGTGAAAATGAAGTTTATGATATGTGGCGAGCCTGTGTCGAGGAAGAAAAAGCGTGGACTAACTATCTATTTAAAGATGGAACTATCATCGGATTAAATGAAAATTTATTACACGCTTACGTAGAATATATTGCTAACCGTAGATTAAAAGGACTAGGATATGATACATTATTTCCAGATCGTCCTTTAAATACAAATCCTCTACCATGGACACAACATTGGTTATCAAGCTCAGGAATGCAAGTAGCACCACAAGAAACCGAAGTTGAGTCATATATCGTAGGTGGCATCAAACATGATGTTTCTGAAGATGCACTAAAAGGATTTAAACTATGACATCGGTAATTTACAGTAAACCAAATTGTCCTTACTGTGATAAAGCAAAAGCATTATTAAACAAAACACAAATAGAATGGCGAGAAGTAGTAATAGGAAAAGACATAACAGTAGAACAACTGTTTGAAGAATTTAGATTAAACAATCAACCACAACCGAAATCAGCACCACAAATTATTTTACATGGTAAGTATGTTGGAGGGTATAACGAACTCCAACAGTATTTTGAAAACTGTGACTTAGGAAGAAGCGATACATAATGTTAATTGAAAAAACTTATAAAATTAATGATATAGTTACTATTAAACTAAAATCTGGTGAAGAACTAGTTGGCAAACTTGAAGCTGAAGATGATAAAGATATTAAAGTTCATATGCCGTTAACACTTGTAGCGAGTGAGAAAGGTATAGGATTACAGCAATTTTTATTTACAGCTGATATAACTAAATCTTATACTATTAAGCACGAAGCTATTACATTAATTGCACCAACTAAATCAGAATTTGCTGAAGGTTATACTAAACAAACATCATCTATAATTACACCCCAAAAGCCTAGTATTATTACATAATAAATACTAGTATGGCAGATGTACATAGAAATACAGATACTCGTGTTTGTGGAGCGACTACAACTGTAGTCGGCAATATCGATGTCTTTGCTAACAATTTACTAGTATCTGTTAACGGCGATCCTAATTCACATGGTGCAGGGGAACTAATAGCCCATTCAAATGAAGTATATGCCGATAACATTCTTACAGTAAATCATACACCAGATACAGCCAATGCAGATAATAAATGCCCTGTTCCACCACATTGTGCTCCAGAAACAGCTAAAGGATCTCCAAACGTATGCTCAGGAGATCCAAAAAAAGCCCCAATAGTTGTCCTACCACCACCTGTAGTAGCTAAAATAGAATTACAAGTTGAAACCTATCTTGCTGAGCCATATGTTCGTCCTCCAGGATATGTCCCTACTGAAGATGAAAAGCAACAGATGGAGGAAAATTTAGACGATACAGTAGATGTTGAAGAAGGTGGAGATATAATTGCTGAAGAAGAACATCAAGTATATGAAGACGTGTGTCATCCATTTGACGGAGTATTAGATCAACATCTTTTAGAATCATCAAAAGACTTATGGGATGAAACAGGTATGGATGCAAAATACATTGGTACATATCCTAATGGAGCATACGAGAACCCAAGTAATCCTAAAATTTTAAAGATATGGGATGATATAGGATTTAGAGGTAGCAAAGTTTGGGAAACTGATCAAACTGCATGGTGTATGGGTTATGTTAATTATGTTTTAAAGATGGGAGGCTACCAATGGTTCCAAACTTCTACGGCACTTCATGCTGATATAAAGAGAGATAAATTTGGATTTACAGAAATACCTTACGAAAACTGGGATGAAGCAAAATGTGGTGATGTATGCCTTTGGAAATTTCCTAAAAAAAGGAAGACAAAGGGAAAGTGGGTAATTATACCAGGAGAATTTTCTTATCACGTAAACTTTCTTTATACAAATAAAAACCAACGTATGTCATTTGTTGGTGGTAATCAAAAAGATGCGGCAAGTAGTGATAACAATCCATCAGGAGGAGCAGTAACTCATTCTTGGAGAGGATCAGCTGAAAGTCCTTTTAATAAAAAAGGCAAAAAAGATGGACTTGGTGATTATTTTTACAAAACTCGTGGACACGATACCAACTTAATTAAGATTTTTAGACCAAAAAAGATATAATGGCGAAGTAAATAGCCATTTTAGGCGTTTTAAAGCCACTTTCTGCATTAAATAATATTAATAACTATACATAATTATACAAACAGGAGATTAAACATTATGTCAACTCATGAAGAAATTGTTCAAGCATATGAGTCTTACTTAAAAGAATCAGAATCATTTGAACAGAAAAATGTTAAAGCCGCGGCGGCTAGGGCACGTAAGGCATTAGGTAACTTGGGCAAATTAGCAAAAGGTCGTAGAAAAGAAATTCAAGATCGAAAAAATTCCCTTTAGACTATAATTAACACAAATATAGCATAGGTAGTCAACTTGTGCTATATTGTGTTATATCTGTATTAAATTTCACACAATTGTTGATAAATATTTCTATAAACAAGTTCAATTTGTTTATAACTACACAAGGACAACATAATACATATGAGTAAGATGACTGGAAAATTAAAATGGTTTGACGCCAAAAAGGGCTATGGGTTTATAACACCTGATGATGGTGGCAAAGACGTTTTTATTCACATCTCTGCATTTGAGCAGGCACACATAACTAACATTCGTGATAAGATGGTTTTAGAATATGAGCTAGTAGATAATCGCGGGCGTGAGATTGCTGGCAATATAACCCAACCCGATAATTTCAATAGATAATAATCTAATCGCAATTAATACTACGAAATGGAATTGGCTTACCTTCTGAGTCAACTATTAATTCATCGTTAGCTGAACCGCATAGTAATTTCTTACCATTGGTGCTTACAAACATCGTTGGTTTAATCTCATGACCATTTAAGTATCGTTTGTTATTAACGGAAACGAACCCTCGTTTTTTAATTCCTGCCATTTGCCCTCTTTTTCTTTATTTCAGTTCAACAGTTCCACCAGCTTCAACTAAAGCAGTTTTACACGCTTCAGCTTTATCTTTGTCTACTTCTTCTAGTACAGCTTTTGGTCCTTCTGCACAACCTTCAACAAAGTTTTTGGCTTCTAATAACCCTAGGTCCATAAACTCTCTGACCTTTTTAAGAACAGCAATTTTCTTATCAGCGGCAAACCCTGTTAACATTACCGTTGCTGTATCTTTGACTTCTTCGACTGGTGCTTGTACTTGAGCTGGTTGGCTCATTAAAGCATCTAAGTCTAGCCCCCATGCCTTTTCTAACTTCTTAGCTAGTTCGCCAGCTTCAACAACATTTAAGTTGCCCAACTGTTTTACTAATGTATCTAAATCACTTGACATTGGATCCTTTTTAATGTATAGTTATCCATATACGAATAAATACTGGTGAAATTAGATGTACAACCGGAGATTTGATATGGAAATTGAATTTATAGAGGCTCGAGATGAAGAGCCTGCGAGTATGGTGCAAAGGGAAATTGGCTAAAGTTAAACCTTTGATGCCCTGGATGTTAAGAGCTTATATACTTTGGAGTATAATAGCCGACCTTACCCTCTTGGGTGGAATACTGTATCTTGCCATTTACGGTGTACCTTTCTAATCGGCACTTGACCTTTCTATTATATTGTGTTATAAATACACTTGTTAACGTTGAAGCTACACAAAGCTAAACAAGACGCGGGTTCAATTCCCGCCACCTCCACCAAATTGGAGCATCCGCGGAGTATATATTTTCCGCAAGTATACAGTCCGGGGGTGAACTGGGATCGATTGGTAGTGTATAGTGTACGTGGAGTTGCCCGTAAGACACGACGGCCTCAACCTAGCGGTTGTTGGAATTAGTTCGAACACTATAAATGCTAACTTAAAAGCATCAGGTAATGTAACCTTTGTTGATTTCAAAGCGAAATTACCGACAAATGAACAGGTGTTTGCCTTAGCGGCATAGCTTGTACGGAGTTTGACCTACTTGGCAACAGGACAGGTTGGGATTGGGCCTTCGGGCCCAATCTTTTTCTTGACATCCTCTAAATTTTATATTATTATAACAGCTACTTTTTTAAATGGTCTTTAGCTATGTCGTACCAATACACACCACTATCGCGAAGCAGTTCATTAGCAGTACGTAATTTTTCTAATCGTCTACATAAAACACCAAGTTTATATTCACTTAATGGTTTATCGTCTTCGCATAATATCGTTAGTCTTTTTAGAACATCATCAATTGCAGGGCAAGTGATGTCAGGAACTTTTGGCGCATTTCTTTTAAGTCTACGCCACTCAGCGTTAGTAAGGGTCATAGCACCCTCCTTTAGGTTTGCATTATTATTTAAAACCAGTTGTAAACAACTTATGTACTCTTATTATTAAATAATTTGGAGATTAGAATGATAGATCATAATAATAGAATTTGTATTGAAAAAGGATGTGATAAGTTAGGACAACACATGGGGCTCTATCTAAAAGATGGTACTCCTAGACGTAGAAACAGATGTGACATACATCATAAGATTAATATTCAATACGGTGCTGGATTATATATGGGCCATCGAAAAACCTACTGTGAAAATAAAGATAAACGGTTAGGATTTAAATGTACAACTAATGTTATTTGGCAAGGAATGTTAGATGTAGATCATATAGATGGAAACCATAATAATAATCATCCAGATAATTTGCAAACACTTTGCAAATGCTGTCATGCGTATAAAACTATTATAAATGAAGACTGGAAAAAATCGGTTGACAATAACTTCGAAAAGTTATATAATGCTTAAATAATGAATGGGGCTGTAGCTCAGTTGGGAGAGCATCTGATTTGCATTCAGAGGGTCGCAGGTTCGACTCCTGTCAGCTCCACCATGTATTTTACGGTCCGGTAGTAAAGCGGTTAATACGCCCGCCTGTCACGCGGGAGATCATGGGTTCGATTCCCATCCGGACCGCCAAATAATTCGAGGTTGTTATGAAACAACTAAATTTTAACAAAGGTGATGTAATTTTAAAAGAAGGTGAAATTAGCGACAATGCTTTTATTGTATTGGACGGTGCAGTTTCAGTAACAAAAGCTATGCCTGATGGAACCGAAAAAGAATTAGCTATTCTAGAAAAAAATTCAATTTTTGGTGAGTGTGGATTAGTAGACTCATTACCTAGAACGGCAACGTGTCGAGCACACACAAATAATTTAATAGTTGGAGTTGTAACTAAAGAAAATTATGCCCAACTTGTTAAACACAAACCCGACTCTCTTTTACCAATCTTACGTATTATCACGCAACGAATGAGAGATACATTAGAGTTTGTAGACCAGATATACGGTACAATAAAGAAATAGTCAGAAGGAACATAAATCGTGCTACGAGACAACCCAATCGGTGTGATTACGGATCAAAGGTATTATAACCCTACCGAACGTATCTTTGACGCCCTTGAACGAGTTGCTATTGATAGTGAAGGACTTGCTGGTCGTTTTAAACTAGCTAGTGCAATAGTGTATAGAAAAAATATTATTACTATTGGAACTAACAGTTATAAAACACATCCTATAATGAATGAGTACGGAGTAAACGATTCAGCAATTTATCTTCATGCAGAAATAGATGCTCTTAATAAAGCATTAAGATTTGTACAAGAAGATCAACTTGCAAAATGTGATTTATATGTATTGCGAGTTAAACGTGAAGATGGATTTGGTTCTGCATGGATTCGCGGCCTAGCAAAACCCTGCGACGGCTGTATGAAAGCTATAGAACGATATAAAATTAAGAATGTTTACTATACCAAAGATTATATAATGCAAATAAATAACTGAGTAGTTAATCGAAAGGAACTATTCATGTACGAATATAGATGTAAAATTTTAAGAGTAGTAGATGGTGATACTGTAGATGTGGACATCGATTTAGGTTTCGGTGTATGGATGCACAAAGAACGTGTAAGAATTTATGGACTTGATACACCTGAGTCACGTACACGTGATAAGGTCGAAAAGGTGTTTGGTAACTATGCTAAACAAATTGTTAAGGATTGGCTTCCTACAGGTAGTATTCAAAAATTAGTAACTGAAAAAGATAAGTCAGGTAAGTATGGCCGTATACTAGGACGTTTTAAAATCTTCGATGCTGAAACAGATAGAGAAATGTATATGGAAGAATGGATGATTAGTAAAGGAATCGGTGTAGCTTATACAGGACAAAGTAAAGAAGAAATCAAAGAAGCTCACTTGGCTAACAGAGAACGACTAATTAAAGAAGGAAAAGTAAAACTATAATATGTACAGACCATTACCAGACGGATTAACAATAAAAGAGTCCAACGTACAAGGATTAGGATTGTTTGCAACACAAAACTTTGATCCAGATACTGTTCTGGGAATTGTACATATTAATAATAAGAATTTCCCGCATGGTTATATTCGAACAGCTCTTGGAGCCTTTTATAATCATTCGGAAGATCCTAACTGTAAAACATTAAAAGGATTTTGGCACCAAATACCGGTTGTTTATCTAGTAACTAAAAAGAGCATTAAAAATGGTGATGAACTTACGGCAAAATATACTTTGTACAGCGATTTTGACTACTAACGCCCCGCCTATAGTTATCAGAGTATAAAATTACACCCTAATTTAGTATTAAATATTATTAGTTAAGGAATTTATATGCCTAGATGGGTACTAGGGTTTGTGTTCCTCTTTACGTTTATTGGAACAAGTGTATTGGCGGCAGAATTATACACAAGAGAACAAGAACCCGAATTATATTGTTTAGCAGAAAATATTTATTGGGAATCACACCCGGATAACCTTGCGGGCCGAGCCGCGGTTGCTGACGTGGTTCTTAATAGAGTAGAAGATCCTCGATTTCCAAATACCATTTGCAAAGTAAT